TTCTTTTTCATATTGTTCTACACCTGACACTACAACATCTATAAATTCATACTCACCACTGTGATTCATTAATAACCGCTCAACCTGAAGTGGCGCATCCTGCCAATCGTTTTTAGTGAAACGTAAAGTATCCCACCCTTGTTCAAAAAGCTCTTTGTCTCTTTGGCTGTCTTTTGCTTTGTCTCTATGCCAATAATCACCATCATATTCTAATACCAGCTTATAGTCTATCAAAACAACATCGCCGTATCTCGTGCCATTTTTTGTTTTTATTGGATATTCAAGTTCAACGTTTTTATAATCAGCATTAATTAGCTCGTATAGCTTGCGTTGATTTTTCGAAACATTCTTCATTGTTCTATTGGGATGCTTTTCGGGATGTTCCTGCCAAAACCTTTTAAGTGTCTTTGCTTGCTGTAATTTTGCTTTTTTATAACCTTTCGGATCGCGTTTTTTCCATTCAGCAATTACTTTTTTGCAAAAGCCCGGATTTTCTTTGATAAATTTTTGTCTTGCCATTGACAACGCCTTACGTCTTTTCGGATCTTTATTAATCACCAACAACGAAGCTATCATTTTTTGTCTTGTACTATCACTAAACATTGGATTATGTTTCTTTTTATGCTTGCTTATTTTTGCTCTTATTTTAACTGTTTCATTTTTTGATTTATATATCCACTTTTTAAAAGTAACGTTTCCTTTTTGAAAATGATGATTCCCCGCCTCAATTATTTCTCTACCTTTTTCTCTAAACTTAGACAATAAATATTTGCTACCATACTTTTTTTGTGTTGCACTGGTGCAGCATGTTTGCGAACAATAATTTGATTTTTCTCCACAGCCATTCCTCCACCTTGAAAACGGTATTACCTTTCCACATTCCCGACACTGCGTTGCAAGTAACCGTATCTTGTCGCCCTCTTCAATTTTGCCAGCACTTAACCATTGGCCATTAACTAACATGGGATGATTATCAGTAAAAACAATAGATACCGGCTTGTTTACGGACTTCGTGTTTGTATATGGATCATTCAAATATGATACCCTGACCATTTTTTGATTTTTTTCTTTATGTTTGTGTAGCTTGGTAACCCTTCTAAATTTGCCAACATGTGACAAAACCAATTCATTAAGTTTTATATCCTTAATGCTTTTCCACCCCTCTAAAGTATATGTTTTTGTTGAAGATATGGTACAATGAGGATGAGTATCGCTGACCGGTTCTGGTCCACTTCCTACTCTCCATATCCTACCATCGAAATATGAACAAATCGCACATGCTGTAGGAGCCGCACTCCATCTTTCATAGGGAACATTATACTTCTTTGCGTTCGCATTAAAAGCACCATTAACTGCTAAACCTGATTCTGATCTTGTTATTCTATTCCAGTACCAAGCCTGCCCTTCGCCGATATTTTTATGTAATGACCTCCCGACGATCATCGGATTAATGCCCTCTCTCGACATTCGCTTCAATTCTTTTCTCAATCGCAATAGATATGTCCGTCCAAGCTTTGTCTTAATTCGATCTCCGCCATTTTTTATGGCAGCGATTAAATAAGGATTACTTGTATCTGGGATATCATCCGGTTGTTTCTGTTCACTGCGTATTTGTTGCCATGTCTTTTTGAGTCCAATTGAGAATGCCTGAAGCATCCAATAAGGATATGTCGCTTCCATCGGTTTGATTACTTTCGATCCGACTAATTCGTCCTGCCATTCCTTAAATTCCTTAACGACCTTTTTATCCATTGAATCAGTATATGCAAAAGCTGCTGTCCCCGTTATATCTTGATCTCGTTGACTAATAACTGATTCTCTGACTTCCTCGATTCCAGGAAGATTTAATATGTCAAGCAAATTCTCTTCAACCTCTGTCACTTCGCGCATAAAACTATTAAACATTTCTTTATGGAGTTTTCGCATTTCTGACCAACGATGAGGTCTGCTGGCAAGCTCCAATTCATGTAAACTCGGAGTGGTCGTTTTGTGACTGCAGATCGCTTCATCGTTTGGTGGAACAAGTCCTTTTGCAATAGAGAAATATCGCCATCCTGCTCTGCCAATATATTCATCAATTATTCGCTGAGTATATTTAAAAGTTTTTAAGCTGCTTGCTGTCGACATACTTCCTCTTTAACTCCTATATGTGATGAATGAACTCTATAAATATCTCCGTCTGGACAGATTAATACTGGATGTCCGGCTTCGAATGCCTGTACTTGAGAACCGAACTGATCAGGTATTGCTCTTTTACATATAAAGCAAATCATTCCTCCTCCACCTCGTCATTAAATATTCCTCCGAAACATTCAGAATCAATATCTATACTGCCTTCAGATCCGTATCGCTTTTCTATCGCTTTTAATATTCTCATAAGTTCCATTTATTTTTTTCTCCAATGTAATAAAATGTAATAGTTTTCAACGCTCACTTTTCTAACCTAACCTTTTGTCTTTCTTGAACTAAACTGATTAAATTGGATATGAGTCATATTCTGGTCTATTTGATATGTTCGATCTGTCTTTTCATATCCAAGCTCATTCATTAGCTTTCCAAATCGTTCCTCAAATAGCTCATTGTGTATAACGTTAAAAAGAACATCCATTCGTTCTGGATCCATAATGACAGCTGGTTTATCTGGTTCCTCTCCCGGCTCATATTCAGGTTTCACATATGGCTTTTGTTTGAAAGGATCTTCTGATTTATCTCGTTTCTCAATCTTCTTAACTGCTTTCATATTCATGGCAAATATGCTTCCACTTCAACGTGAGCGATTCCTGGCTCTGAAGGATTCTCTGTCCGATGAGTAATTGCTCCATCAACTTTCATTCCGGTCTCTTCTTCAAACTTACTAATTAATGATAATAGCTTCCCCTCCAGTTCGTCCTTTGCTTTCTTTGCTATATCCATTGTAGGACTTTTCATTTCTCTCTCCTTTTTATTATTAAGTTTTGATATACATTCATCCAGTGTATTATTATAACAGTGACAGTTCGGCATTTGATATCCAAGCATATATGGCGGCACATTAACCGAATTAAACATTACTTTTCTTGTTCTTTTAGCTTCCTCGGCTATTGATTCCCGTAGAATCCGACTCCATTTCTTGGCTGTATATCCTTCATGTTTAGGTGGCTCCCAATTTATTGACTTGAACGTAAACGGTATTCCCGGTCTCATCGATATTGATCTTCCCCAATCCCGTAATGATTTATAATTTCTTTCCGTATGCCATTTCTTAGATTCCAGCTCAGCGACATGTTTTACCATCATAAATTTAGCACCACAGATGCATTTAAAATCATAACAGATTCCTGAGTCCGCTATATTTTCCGATCTAATCATTTCAGGACATTCAGTACATTCAATTAATAGATCATCCATTTTCGCTTGCTTGTTCTCATCAGATTGCTGTCTCCCGATATGATTTGGTATATGGGTAATCTGTCCGCAATGGCATTCAAGTCGAGTCATTCCAAAATTCAGATTGAAATTAAAATTTATTTTATCCGACCGAATCGGAGCCCCACATTTAATACAATAAATTAAATAATCCATTTTTGTTTTCTCCTCTTTCATATTGTTAGTTGTTTATCGGAATGCCCGATATGTCTGCTGGAAAGAATAGTTTTGGCTTTTTCCCATCTCCATTTTCTCGTTCCCCTAAAAGTGCCATCGCCATATTATAAACAAATTGCTTTCCCTTAACTGAAGCATACCAATCTTTTGGCATTTTACCCTTTATAACTCCCTCAGCTCTTAAATAATCCTCTGCGCCCTGAGCATCCATCCATTGATGTTCGATCATAGTGGCAACAGCTTCAATCATTTTCAGTATTCTTTGAGCATCCAGAAAACCTGCCATTGCTCGTTCTTTTTCATCGAGCAGATTAACATCATTCCAACGCATATCCCATTTAGCTCCAATGTCGCCAGTCAATATCAAGAATGTATCGATGACCTGTCTGATTATATATTCAAGTCGATCTCGCTCCCATTTAACATTTGATACAATCATATCACTTTGATGTTGTGACATTCGTTCCGTTGTTGACCAAGCAACGCCCAACATATATGGAGCTAATTCTAATTGAGCAATGATTTGTTCTTCAATCGTCCTAACAGGAACCTCATCTGTGATTACTTCCCCATCAGCTCCGAGCGTTGAAATATCTACTTTCCCGCCCTCAGCAACAGCTCCAGCGATATCTGATTCCTGTCCGGTTTTCTTTACTTGCATCGTGCCTTGTAAAGCGTTTTTGATTTCATCTTTTGTATCATTCGCCTCTTGAGCTGTTTGACCTTTACCTCCAGTAACAGTAATTACGAAAGTTGGAGATCCGACTCGCCACGTTTTATTTTCCCAGGCTTTTTCCATTCTCAGAAATATCTGAGCAACAAATGGTAATGACTGTAAAATAGAATATCCTTGAGGATGCCCGTCTCGTTGATCAAATGCAAGATATGTAATTAGATTTTGTTGTTCAAATGGAATGACTTTAAAGCCATTTTCGTCTCGCGTACCAAGAATCAATCTATCTTCATGCTTAATGAATCGGATATCTTCCGTCCGTGCTGTTTTCAATCCCCAAATATCAGTCATTGATTTCGTCGGTATAATCTCGCCAACTCCAAACCCTGTCGTAAATGTAGAATCGGTAGTATCAGCTATAAAAGAATTAATTCCTCTTGCATAACTATTGACTTGAACATTCTTTTTAAAATCCGTAATCTTTTCGAGTAGCGCTTTGTTTCCATATGTCTCAATCTCGAAATTACCGATCAATTTTATTCGCTTTAAAATAGCAACATTTGCGAACGGTATCGATTCCCTAATTGTTCGGAATAGTCCAATATTACATTTAAGTAGTTGGTAAGAATTAAAAGATGAGGCGAATGGTGCGGCGTATGTATCTCTGATTTGTATTTTTGAAGGTCTATCTTTTGTTTCTTGTATGGCTTGAGCTTTGCCGATATTAAATTCATATTTACGTTTATTAATGCCAAAAGATAGTTTCATATTTGTCCTTCATTATTAACCATATCAAAACCAGTTTTCAATCTTTCATTATATCGCCTTGGATCTGTTATATCAGTATAAGTGTCCTGCTGTTCTGGAGTATTTTCATTTGTCAGCTTGCGACAATCAAGACAAATTCGTTCATGCCCGCCCTTGTCAGTTCGCTTTGCGTCGAAGCAGTGTTTACATTTGATACATTTAGTGGTCATATTGTCGCCTTTTTATCCCTATTTTAATTGTTTTCGTTTTGAGCTAACTTTAATTTAATCAAGAGATTACTTAACTCATTTATATTACGTATTATAATATAAGTATAAATCACGAGAAAATCAAGCCTTATTTTCACCAATTTACCACCCAACGCCTCTTTGATTTATTCTTCTTTACTGAATATCCAAGAGCGATTAACTGAGGAGCATATTTCCCCACATCAAGAAATTGCTTATCGTCGGCGAAACAATGCTCAAAATGTCCAAGAACTGCATTCGTTCTAACGACACCTAAAATATATTCAACTCCCTTATCTCCCTTTGCATGAGCTAAACCTCGCGCTTCATTTGCTGTCATTAATTGCGGATGAATTATTGCTTTTATTTGCGGTCGCTTTTTTGGTTGCGGTCTTTCGTTCGGCGGACCTCCCGGTTGTTTTATTCCCATTAAATAACCTCCTTAACTTCGTTCATCCATTAAACAAATATTCAGTACATTCTTTTTTGGTTTTTTCAGAGTCTTTTCAAGTGCTTCAACTTTTCAGTTAATGATTTCAATCATATTAACGTGCCATTCCCATTTTCGATCATCAATGTCTGTGTGAAATGAATAGTCTGTATCAAGCGATGTAACCTTACCAGTCTTTCCTGCGAACGCTATCATTTCGTCGTTAAGTCCAACACCGTTCCGTTTTGGATCGTAGAGGAAAAAGTCGTCCCGAATCGTTATAGTATCATCGACTTTCGGCATTACTGTATTAAGATTTTTACTAGATCGATATACTATCCAATCAACATCAAGCCAATCAACATCAAGTCCAGCAGCCCACGCTTTACCAATATTTTCCTTGTTAATTTCAGCACGTTTCCCGAATGTTTTCTTGAATTTTTCCAATTGCCAGGAACAGGCACCTACCTCTTTCAGCTCTTTTAAAGTCACGTATTTTTTTCTCATGTTTTTTCTCCTCTGTTAGTTAATAATTATATTCGGTCACAATTTGTCATCGTGCAAAGCTTGCCATTTAATCCGCAAATCTTATACGACTGAGACAAGACGACACCGTTCTGATAATAATAAAGAGTTGGCGTGTTTCGTTGTTTACATTGCTGACTAAATTGTAAAAAGTTTTCCTGATTTGTCATAACTCATCTCCTATTTACCAAAATCGAAATGACCAAGAATACTGCCGACTCCAGATACAGCTCCGACAATATGAATGACTTCCGCTTTGTACGGTTCTTTAAAATCGCACTTGGTAAGTTTAACGATATTCTTTACGTATCCGACAATCAGAAACGCATACAAACAAAGCATAAATACAGTACCTAAAAATGTGCCTTTCATTCTGTATATAATTCCTGCGCTCGTCCTCTTCTTGACTTTTCAGCAATAATCTCTCTTTTCCTTTTCTCAATTTTAGGAGTAATTTCATCAATTGTTCTTTTACATCTCATACATACTTTTTTAACATACCGAAACCCATCACCATGATGATCTGTAAATCGAATTCCTGAACTTATCATATTTAATGACCGTTGTACATCAGTCTCTATTTCACACGCATTCTTACATTCAACTATCTCCCAATCATGAAACAAGTGCCCATTACATCGATCAAATAATTTTAACATAATCTCCTCCGTTCCAAATCCTATTATGTTCTTTCTGCATATAATACGCTTGCCACATCGCTTCGTAAGATGTGAACAATTTAATTGGCGACTTATTGTGTCTCTCGAAAGGGTATAATGGATTTTTATTGATACACTCTATACAACGACATGATTTATTATACGGTTCCTGTACCCAATCCGCAAACCCAGAAACGATCTTCTCCAGTCCGAATATATTAATACCCAACAATCTCTGATAATTCTTCGACTCTGGCAACCAGAGAAATTCATCGAGTGTAAAATTGTGTTCAGGTACTAAATAAATTGTGGTATATTTCCGAACGAACTCATAATCCACTTTCTCGAAATGTCTTTCTGCCATATAAGTAATGTAATTCCGGATATACTCTCTCCGGATATAAAGCTGCCCTTCGGATACGATTTGAAGCTTCCAGCTATAATACTTGTCTGCTTTTTCGGTCATGTCTATGTATTGGTAATCCATTTTATCCGTCTCCTGCAATGATAAATACCACAAATATCAAACCGAAAAACTCAAGAAATCCTAAACCAATTTTATCGCCCAAAGATAAGTCGCTTTCCATGTCGTTGCTGGCGGCAAAAGCTGTCAATACCATTACATTCCAAAAGAGAAACACAGTCACAGCTACGACAATTCTCCAGAATAAATTCATTTTGTCCTCCTGTGCTTAGAAGAATTTACCATCTTACAGATAGACTCGAAATCATCCATATTATTAAAAGTATAATTTTGTGCAATAACATCACCGTCAGCGGAATAAATTACTGACGGATCGTGTTTGTCGAGTTTCCACGGTAACGCACTGATCATTTAATCCTCCCTTCGCCACTTGATAAAGAGATCTGACTTAATACACATTTCAAGGTATTGCCAGTTCATTATTCTTTTCCTGTTATTCTGGTCTTGATAAATTTATATCCGCAAAATTCTTTCAAATAATAATGTACTGAATCGTCCGGCGTCATTGGGAACATATCGCAAGTAGCGGACTGTTCTTTTTTATTATGTAATTTACACTTTCCGTTTGTTGTAATATTAGGGCAATGAAAAGAACTAACCATCATCGTTTTTCCATAATGCTTAAATGTCTTTATCGGATTTTTGATCCACCATGTTACGGTCTTGTGATATTTGGTCGCTTGCCAATCTTCAAATGGCGATACAATAAATCGACAACATGCACTTCCGCATTTTCCCGGATCACACGATCCAACTCTTTTATAATATGATGTTTCATCACATCCAATAGCATCGTCTCTGTTTCTTTTGTTTAATTTTTCGTTTGTCATATTATTGTCCTCACCATTTTAAATTATACATTTTTCTGAATTGATTTAATGCTCGGTAATAGTTTTGATCTGATTCTCGTACCCACTCCCAAAATTGATATATGCTCTTTCGGCGTTTTTTCATTGTTATAATAAGCACCATTTGATCGCCCCAACGAAAATTCGTTACACGAGATTCTCCTCTGCTCGTTGTTGCTATGCTCCATTTCTCCAAATATAATCTCGATTCACAGGGAAATTCCTTGTTACGACAATGCTCATAAATTTGCTTAAACCAAGTTAGTAATTCTGCTGGCTCTGAATCCGTCAATCTTAAAATATCATCAGTTATTTGTTTGTGAAGTCTCATCTAATTCTTTCCTCCTTATTGGTCGTCGTGGATTTTGATGTTTTGATATCGGATCATCCGATCCTTTTCGTTCTGCAGTTCCCCAAGTTTTCGCCCAATCTCCTGATCCTTGTAACATTAATTCAGTCATAGCCCAAACCCAAGCATCTAAATTATTCGGACTGAAATCTGATTCAGGGGTATACGAACATTGCTCATCTTCTAAGTCCGCGAAAGATCCCGCATGATGCGTTTTTCCTTGTTCTGAAAATGCTGATATTGGTTCCGCTCTAATATATTTTCCCCTGGAAGCATTGACATCTTTATAAGAAACATCCGGGTCAATACTTTTAATAACGTACTTAACCATATCGCCACCGTAATTTTTCTCACCAACAACTCGATCTGCATGCCATTTATCATACGCTTTAATCACTTCATTTCCCCAAAGCTTTGGAGTTCCATTACAAGTATAATTTGCCAAAGTATATCCATGTCCGTTTGCTCCAATACCGCAAACATAAATGCCAGTTCGTTTCGGATTATCGTCAAGCGAAAGATCCTTTCGTTCGTCTTTTTTGCCCTGAGGATCAACTCCAACAACAATTCGAAGCATCTCAGGTAATTTCGATTTCTTAATTCGGTTCTTATCAATTAATTTCCGAGTCCATAATGCTCCAAGAACATCTTCTAATAATTCAGCATTCAGCTCCTGTCTACCAACCCGAGTTCCTTCATATTTAGCAACTGTTTGTTTGAAGAAAACACCGCTTAAATTATTCTTATTTTCATAAGTGCTTCCAGAAATCATTACAGTATCTGGCATATCTCGAATTTCTTTAAGTAAATTTAAGTTCTGAACTTTCGGAGTGGTGGTAACTATTTGTCTCGGGTCGTCACCAAGCCGTAATCCCATTTGCAACATATCCCAAGTTTCCCGAGCATATTTCCAGACTCCAACTTCGTCACACCATGCTGTATCGTGCTGAGGGCCATTTAATCTTGCCGGCTCTTCAGCAGTATATAATGTTGCCATCGCTCCATTCTTCCAGGTAAGTCGCCTTTTTGAGGGTTCATATTTCGGAAAATCCCAAGGCGGACTAATGGCAAGTATTCCGCTATTGTGAGTAGGGATAAAGTCATCGCCGGCTAAAAAACTACCATCACCAGAAACTTGTATACAACAACTTTTGCCATATCCCACAAATTCAACTTCTTTAATTAACCGCCAACAAGTCTGACTTGCCTGTTTGATCGGCTGTCTTTTCGTTTTTCTCTTTAATCTGAAAACCTGTATATCGACTGACGCAATGAATTGAAAACGATACATCATTTTATGCTTTGTGTTACGCGGTGGTTTTTTACGTATTTTACCAGGCCGCAAACCAAACGTTAAAACTAACTCACGAACAGATTTTACAAGATCATAATTTGAATTATCAAATGAACACCTGCCAATATAATCTATACAACCGTCTGTGTCCATGAGCCCCTGTAAAACGGCAAGGCGTTGCTTGTGTCCAGCACGTAAATATATACTGGGAATATGTTTGTTGTGTGCTAATTTATTTTGTTGTAATAATTTTTTTATTTTTAAAATGCCCCACGAATACTTATCTTTATGATTAGACACAGCAAAACCATCTAACCTTATGTTGTATATAATTTCAACATCTTTTGGATCACATGTAAAGACACCATGTCCCCGCGTATCACCATCACCCAACCACGCCCCCAAAGTATAGGGAGGAATTGGAAGTTTTTTCTCTGATAATTCACACTTGCCGTTCATCGGGATTGCATATTCACATAAATCAATTCGCCTTTTACGAACAGTTTCCCTTATCTTTTCCGTAGACAATAATTTGCTTTTTAATTTCTTTTTATTCCGTCTGCCAGCCCTATCATACACAACCCACAAATGCTTAGCGTCTGCTATAATTGGTGATGCATTAACAATATCAAGTTTATAAAGCGGCCTATTATCCCAATAACAAACAGCCAATACATTAACAATATTACCATCTTTATTAAATAACTCATCACCAACTTTCATATTACCAATAGGTATCCAACCAGACGGTATTGGAATTGGGGTGCTGGGGTCAAGTGCCTCTCCCTCAACCATCACATCACGAGCATCAGCAGCTGTCGGAGCAACCATTGCTATTCTTTTAAATCCTTGCTTGACTCGTTCTCTGATCCATTCAGCGCCGGCTCTCGTATTGTGTGTCGCAATAAATGATTTGCCTATCAAAAACAAACCGTCTGACGAATCTACTGTTAAGCATCGCATTTCACATCGCTCGACTCGCTCTACCCGAACAATATATCTGTTTTTATGTCTACATAATTGGTTTTTGGTTGCCATTCTTTGTCTGTTTAATTTTCTACGTAACAGAAAAACTTCTTTGTCCGTTTTAAAAAATATTCTGTATTTCTTCCCCTTTAATCGTCCATAAAACTTGCTATCCGCAACATACATTCTTGCTTTAATGCCAAGTGACGCAATAAGTTCTAAAACATTATCTGCTAATTCTTTTTTAATTGTTACAAATTCACACCAGCCATTAGTTCCACAATAACCGTCTGAATCCATAAGTCCCATTAATAAGTCTGTGCGCTGTTTGTCGCTTGCGTTTAAATATATTTGTGGGACATGTTTATTGTGTAATAAATTCATAGAACGCAATCTTGAATGCACCGAACCATTAGCCACAAACCTACCGGTTTTAGTGTCTCGCAAAGTCGTCGCTCCATTACTAATTAAATATTGCAGTTCTCTTTTATGCTCTACGATATAGCCCAGTCTCTGTATGTTAACCAACATTTCATCATCATTGCACGTTATTTCTGAGTTTGCCGACACACCGTCGCCAAGCCAAATACCCAACAAATAAGGGTGTACCGATAATTTCTTTCTTGGTAAATCCAACGAACCACATGTCGGGATTCGATGATTGGTTTCTCTGTTTAAATATAAAACAGAATCAACGATTTCTTGTGTTGTTTTAATGCTCCCCCGATTACGTTTCCCACGACGAATTTGTTTTTCCTCGTTTTTAGAAATCGTATACCACAAATGATCCTTACAACAAACATGTTGTTCGCCAGTATCAAATATAAATCTATACGCCGGTCTACTTTTTGAGTTGTGAGCGATCAATACTTTTGTCGGTTTGCCGTCTAATGAAAAAACATAATCGCCACGAACAATATCCCGTAATTTCTTCCAACCATTCGCTGTTTTAATGTCGGTATCGACATCCAACATTTTCCCATATCCTCGTCCGCATAACAAAAACCAAGTATACCAATAATCTGTCGGCGGGATCTGTTTCGGTCGAGCGAACACTCCATACCAATCATAAAATAATTTAATCCATTCGTCTGAACTTATGTTACTCATTTTCTTCCGTTTCCTCTTTTTCTCGTAATGCTTTTAATACCTTTTCCTTTGCGTGTTCAGAATTAATCAATTCAATTGGAGTAGTTCCCGATTTCATGTCGAGTAATTTCGAGAGCATTTCCAACGCCTTGATCTTATCATGAAATTTGATCTTCACTTGCTTAACCGCTTTTGATTCTCCTGATTCACCCATTAAAACTTTTTGAGTAATCTCCTGAATCGCGCTGGTCGGAAGTCCTTTTCTTGTTAAATCAAGTGCTCCGACATCGTCTTGAAAATCAGTTATATCATAGAAAGCAATATTCAACAATTCAGCCACAACAGCATCAACTTGATACCCGGCATCTTTTAAACGGCGTTCAGTTTGCTTTTTAATCTCCTCTTTAATTTCCGGCTTTTCCAATAACGCATGAGCTGTCGAACTCAATGTCGTATTGTCACCAGTGAAACCGGCGATCTCAGCTGCTCTCGTTCCGTTAAATTTTGCTTCACCTGGATATGCGAGACAAAATCTTTCTTCTTTTTCAGTCATTCTCGCGCTCTCCTTCCACGTTCAAGTACATTGATTATTACATTAAATATAAAACAAATCCTACTATCAATCGCCCAGCATCCCATGCCCATGTCAGTTGCGTATCGATCCATTGCTCATCGAAAGGAAATGAATTATACGTACCTTTGTTTCCAGCAACCTCAGCATATCGTCTTTCCCAAACAACCCAATTTATTATAGTCAAAGCCAATGCGTTTTTAATAGTTTTTAACATTGATCCATCTTCTTTTAAATGTTCAACTCCAAGCAAAATACCCGTACTGAAAAATAAAGCTTTTGAGGCATAAGAATATTCATGATATCTGTATGCTCCTTTCGGCCTCGCCTCTTTCGTTGCTTCGAAATATGCGCCAGTGCAAACCGTTCCCACCATTAAAACTTTATTGAAATTAATCTTTGCCCGAGCTACTACATTGAAACATAAAAGCATAATCATTAAAACAATCCATCTCTTTTTCATTTTAACCTCTCTGTTAATCTCATAATATTTATACTCCCAATAACGGTTGATATGATACTGTTGCTGGCGGACAATCTATATCGAAAAACTCCACGACATATCGCTTCGGCAATTTATGCCATTTATTACAAACTACCCTATCATTCTCAATTGGAGTATGAATATTCCATGCAAAAATGATAGGGTAAAATCCATGATCATCTCTAAAGAGATACGATCCGCTTTTGATATGAATGAGTCCTTTCATGATACGAAATCCGCCATAACTGGAATCACCTCAAGATCGTGCCAGTTTCGTATGCGAGCAAGTTGAGCCATATTTTTCCTGGCGGCTTTCTCTAAGAAGTATGTTCCCTTTAATGGCTCAATTACTTTCCCTTTTCGATTAACTCTTACAATTTGAAATTTTTCCATCTTCATAATTAATCCCTTTTTATTATTATTTTATAATATAAATAATAAATATGAGAAAATCAAGCCCTTTTTATTATTTTTTTAATCCATCGAATCCACATAGATTCCCATTTTTTCTTTGCGATATATCGAATTGCGACTTGCCAAATAATCCAGCATGGAAGTGGAAGTATTAACCACCAAACCAGCCCGACATGAGCAATCATAATATATAAAATTGGAATGTAAAAAGCAAGCCATTTAAAAATATGTCGCTTCCACCAATTCGTATCATAAATAAAACCATCACGCAACGCATCAAAGAATACTGTTAATATAATTACAATTACAGCAACATATTCCATACTCTCTCTTTCCTTTCATTCCTCAAATAATCCCAATTTTTCTAAAATATATTCACATTTAACATTTAATTGACCAACCAATTTATTTATAGATAAATGCAATTCAATAATTACTCTCCCATACCTGCCTTTTGTCTTGCGGAGTAATAAAGTATCACTCATTTCGCTTGGTGGTATATGATAATGACTTCTTAATGTATTAATCAAAACTTGACGTTCTTCCTTTTTCATCTTTTTCTCCTTTCATTCCTCAATCACAAACTATTATAACGGACAATTTTTTCCAATTTCATTAGGACTATCTCTATCAATATCATTATCCCCATCTTTCATTTTACCACACTTATCATCAACTGGAAATCGAGTGCCATGAAGTCCATCTTCAAATATTTGATAAAAATGCCTACAATCTTCACATTGTTTCATTCTACCACCTTATTCCTCAAAATTATTATCAATAAAATAATAATGACATTTCTCACATTCACATACAATCAATAATTTGGTTTTTAGTGGAGATGGCATAGCATCACAAACAATATGCTTATCTTTATCAGCACCACACTTAGGGCATTTCTCATTCATTCTACCACCTTATTCCTTTTGTTTAAGTTAAACATTTTATTCTTGTACCATCAGGTAAAATAACTTTCCGATGTATCGGTTTGCTTGTCACCCCAAAATGTACCATTGCCTTATATGCCTCAAATATTTTCTTTTGGTCACAGCCACAACCAACACAATCAGAAAGAGCGTTGTGAGCAAGTGTGTAAATTTGACCTAACTTTTTTTCGGCTGTTCCACCAATATCTTCAAATGTGATTCCTTCTATCGCTTTTAATGCACGCAATAAAACAATCAAATTCATTTCTTGTTCATTCCCCTTCTGAAGATATTCATTTAATTCTTTTCTACTTTTAGGAAACATTTTCTCCTCCTATTGCACCCAAATATTTGCAGGTGGATATAATTCAACTTTTTTCCAAATACATTTTTTCATTCTACCACCTTATTCCCTCCATAAATTATAATTAATTGGGGTATGCACTTCACTACTGTAAACCCCTTTTCCCTACTATATGTAGTACATTTAAAATTCTCATTGATTTACCATAAATTTAACATTATATTATCAAATAAATCATTTTTAATCATATATTCTACTCACCAAGTAGAACAAGAAATAAAAGGAGGTGATACGCACAAACTACTTTTAATAAGGAACACTCGCTATGAATATCAAGACGACCATTAAACTGGTTATAATTGCCTTGACAATCAGACTGGCTGTTGAAATTTCGATTAAAATCGATTTTTCGTTGAATACCAGTTATGATTTGAGAAGTAATTTCACAAACGAAAAAAGATAAATGAAATAGAAAATATAAAAGAGATGAAAAATGAAATATGAAATAATTTTTCATCGTTAAGATTTTACTCATGTGCGTATCACCATTTTTTCTTTTTAAGTCC